CAGAGAACATTGGTATCCCTGCTTTGAGATATTGTATGTCTTCCTTGCCATCCATCTCCTTAACAATTTTTGACCAATCTCCTTCGTCTGAATAGTTGTCTAACAATAGATGGTTGATGCCTGCTTCTTTTAAAGCTTCTATTTTTTCGTGTATGAAATCTTCTTCTTTTGCGATACCGTACCCGTTCGTTATTAAATGAAATATTGTCTTTGGCAAAGCAAACCTGAAAATACTAATTATGTCCAATAATTGCGGGTTCAAAGTTGGTTCCCCGTGCATTGCGAAGATTATCTTACTTGGCCAATTTGCTTTAGCTATTTCGCCCGCTATTTCTTTTGCAGTCTTTAGCGTCATAAAATTCCAAGGAGTAGTACCTTTTTCTCGCATTCCCCTTAACCCGCAAAAACTGCAACCAAGATTACACCCCTCGGTCGGCTCAATTTGTATTGAGTATGGGGCATGTTGTAATTCTAAATCTTCTAATGCCATAATGTATTAATCTTTTTTAAAAATTTCAAATATATAGCCAGTTGACGAACTGTAAATCGTTGCCTTTGGTTTATCCATCAACTCTATTTTTCGGTTAGTGAAAGGCATGTCTTTTAGTTCTTCGCTACTTATAGAGGCAGTAATTGACATGTCTTCGGGAATCTTTATGCCCGACATTGCTAAATTTATAGCAAATTGTTCAACTTCGTTTAGTGTCATAATGTATATTTTTCTTTATTAACTCTGGTGACAAAAATGGGGAGCCTTTTCGCGGCTCCCCTTGGTTCACGTCTTATGCTACTGCTCTGAGCGGTGCATTAGAAAAGTTGATTGTTTTGCCCGTTATAGACAACGACTTTCTCTTTTTACCCTACTTATAACGCTGTCAAAACCAAACAGCCCCGTATAATTGTAACTAACATTCCCGTAGTCTAAGGCATAATCGGAATGCAGTTGCCTTCTGTTAGTTACTCCTCTGGCGAAGGATGTGGAGCTGGAGGGAGTCGAACCCTCGTCCAAACGTATTTCAAATAAACGTCATAGATTGTCGTGTAATATTAATAACCTTGGTAGTTATTTTGTGACTTTTATGTCAAGCTTCACACCTTGAAGTCTTGGATTTTTAGCAATATATTTTGGAGCAATAGAGAACGCCCGTAAACCTGAATCCCAAAGATAACCTTTTTGCTTATGGTTTATTGTGCAACGACAGTACGGGTGAACTGGAGAAATTGTCGCCTTATAATCAGCCGCCTTGAGTCCTATGTTATTCCCGTTCGCTATTACATCATCCAATACATAAACTATCGGTTCGCTATTTGGGTCTTCTGGGTCTGTCAAGTAAAGCTCTTTGCAATGTTTACAAGCTCCTTCATAAACATCAAAATAGACTTCGGAATCAACGCCGTGGTTCTTTACGATACTTTGAGCTATTCCGGAGTTATACGCTTCGTGTAATAAGTAGTAAGCAATACGCAGCCAATCCCTTTCCCAGTCCTTAGTCGCTTCCCCAAGTTCCGCTGCTAGAGTACGCCCGCTTTTTCGTAATTCGACAGCCTTCGCCGCCTTATCCTTGATTAACGCCTTTATTTTGAATTGGTTCTTTTGATTGCCACGAACTATGATATTTGAAGTACCTTGTCTGATACGACTACCCAGCCCACCAATATCATTATATGCTCGGTTCTTGATTTGTTCAAGAGCAAATCTTTCTTGTTCGGTCAAAGGTATGAAGTTACCAGAACCTAAAAACTTTGTAAACTGCGAGTAATTCAATCCCTTTGCTCTTTTAGAACCTAATGCGTCGGACAATATTCCAAAGTAGAATGCATGGTCTATTATACCTTGACTATTCTTATACAAATTTACGTCAATTCCGGAAGCTAGAAGTAACGCTTTTTCGTTAGCCGACAGATAATTGTATCCAAGTTGTTTACCCACGAATATGCATTCCCACCTTTTGAGTATTCCGAGTATATCTTGTATTTGGTTATTGTTGAATATCATTTTTTGATAGGCTTAATAATTTCGTTGATTAATTTTTTGTACCTCGAATTAATCTTTTTGTCCAATTCTTCGAATACGGTTGGCAATTCCTTTTTCAACCAATCAGGCGCGATAAAATAATGCATAAAATTTTCTGCAAACACTTCATTGCTCTTGCTAATCTCATAAGGGCTGCTTGCGTGCGTAATGGTTTTAGCAAACCCCTTGTACCCCTTACTTTCAAAGTGGTCATAATGATGTCCTAATTCATGCACAAACGTATTTGCATCCAATTTGGAAGGCATAGAGATAGTATCTATCAAATCATGTCCAGCTATATTTCCAGAGCCGCCGTTGTACTCCCTCAACACCAACTTTAATTTAATATCCCTTGTTATTTTTTCAGCTTCATCGAACGAAATTTCAATATCTAAATTAACAGGCTGTTCTAAATTTCTTAGTTGATATATCTTCTTAGCGTATTTTATGTAATTGTCAAAATTCAAAAAATCTGTTTTGTGCTTAATGTCTTTTAAATTCGCACTTTGTATATAACTATCATCTTTGTCTAATTCATCATAATTAATATCGAATTTAGTTTTTAGCAAATCTTTGTATTTTTGATACTTATCAAGTTTCGGATTTAACGAAATAATATCTATGTACGCTTGAGCTTCATCATTTATTTCGTGTTTCTTAGCAGCGGGTTTCGCATCGCTCTTGCTGACATTACGCCAATCATACTTCCCTGAAGGAAGCTGTTTCCAGACCCATTTACCGTTCGGATGAATATCTCCCACGTTATGCCCCTTTTCAATGTCGTTTTCTTGCGCCTTATCGATGTCCTCGTCTTTGGTGTCGACTGCCGCTGATTTAGCGATATACTTTAACACATCCGCAACCGCCCCCGACAAATTAGTGTTGTATTCTGAAATGAACTTGTTTTTTTATTCAGTTACAACTTTGAAGGGTGAAGGTATGAAATGTGAATCTTTCTTTGCCATATTATTTATCGCCTTTTTTGCTTTTTGATATTTCAACCGCTTCAGTCAGATATTTGTAATAATCTAAATAACCAGCTTTTTCTTGGCTCAACTCTTTATAAAAATCTAGAGACCTTTGTATTTTTTCGTCATCAAATTTAGAAACGAATGGCGCAAACATATCTGGCCATAAAGGTCTTTCGCCAAGCATGTTGACTAAATCGTCTTGTTTTATTTTTTTGCTTATTGCCAATTCGACTTTTCTTAATATGGCATATCTCGCCCCATAGTCTATATCTCCAGCTTTCGTGCCCTCATCGTAAATTCTTTGAGATTCTTTTAATTGGTTTGCTAACCCTTTAAAATCAAATCCGCTTTTTTTATCTTCAACGTCTTTTGAATCAGGTTTTTCATCAAACTCGTACGAAGCTTTTTCGTGAGCATTACGCTGGTCGGTCAAGCTTTTTGCTGATTCTTTAGCTTCCGGAGTATCAACGCCCGACAGTTTCTCAATTGCTTCATTGAATGTTTTCACATGTCCAGCGTGTTCTTCCTTTGTCATGCCCATAGAAGATTTCTTGTCCATGCTGACCCCGCGTTTCTCGAGCTCTTTCTTTGCAGCTGAAACTAACTCTTCTTTTGCGTCTTTTGATTCCAAAACCTTTTTCAAAGTTTCAGTATCGGTCGTTGCAGCATGTTCTTCAAGTGTCTTCGTAATCGGCTTCTTCTTGCCGTTTTCGTCCAACTCAACTTTTTTGTTGTCTAAAAATTCTTTTGCCTTTGCTTTTTGTTCTGGAGTTGAATCATCTGAATCCATAACTCGCCTTGCTCTTATGGTTTGTTCAGAAGAAGCTGCCGACTTGACTTTCTTTGAGTCAACTTCGTTACCGTCTTTCTTTTCAGCCCCATACTTTTGTCCAACTCGGTTGAGTTTTTTGTTTTCCGGAGTATTTGCATAAACTCCGCTGCGAGATTTTTCAATTTCGTCTTCAAACCCCTTTAATATGTTTCTTCTTTTATCGTCTCCAATGTTTAACATGATTTTGCGTGTTTAGAATTTTATACCAACATTTATTGTGTACCCTACTTGAGGACCTGAAACACCAACGTAACGTATTGCCGAAGCCCCAATCATATACTTTTGACCTAAATCAATCCCCGCTTGCACCTGATTCAAACTTAAATCTATCGACGACCCGACCATACCGTAAAACTGAATTGCCGGAATACGAGTTATGGTATTGGTGGTCGTTATGTATTTAACAATCGGTTGTATGGTTGATTTTGCTTTTATTATTTTATTTCCCACAACTTTTACATCAACCTTAAACGTACCTAAACTGTCAGTTGAATAATCAAGATTGTAATCTCTTTCTAAATGGTAATCAGCCAAAATTGCTGTTGTGTCAACCTTTTGAATAATTGTTTTACCTGCTACAGCATACGGAACGGTATCATGCACCGCATAAGGAACTGGGTTATCCAATGTTTTAATAATCTCGTACGGAACTTTCTTAGTTACCGTTACCGTTTTAGTGTTTATTGCAGTTTTTACTGTTAAACGCCCCGTAAACAATCCAGCGAAAAATAAAACTACGATAGTGATTCCTGCGGTCAAAAATTTGTTTCCTGTTGTCATTTTTCTTCTTGTTTAAAATAGTTTTCTACATCGTCTTCGTGTACTCCTAACTTATGAGCTATTTCGCCTGACAGTAATTTCTTCATCATTTTTACCGCTGGCAAATCAGGCTTTATTATTAACATATGAGCGCATACAGAAAAGAACTCGGCTGCACATAATAACGCTGTTACGAAAACAGTCCCTATACTTATGTCGTTGTTGATTAAAACTTTTTCTAAGACCAACGGCATAAAAAATAAAACAAAATACATTACCAATTTCACCGCTGTTGAATAAAGCGCGATGCTTATTTTAAATTTACGAACCTTCAAAGAAGACCAACACCCAAAAAATAAATCGATAAAAAGAGCCAACAGCACCCAATGAAATAATTGCGCCTTTACGCCAAACGTTGCGGCAACGAACATCATAAACATCATCCCCCAACCCATGACAGTACTGAAAATAAGTCTTAGTTTTAAGACTAAATCGTCTATTGTTAAAACAACTTTTTGAAAAGCATTCAATTCCATCTCATATTACTATTTTATGCAAATTTATAGCCCTGTATATCTATTTATTTGTACACAACTGTGCTGTCTATGCTATAATCTTCGGTCAAATCGCTGGTCGGTGCTAAGCTATTTATCGACACTGAATAATCTACCCCAGCCACAGCATTTTCCTGCTGGTTAGCGGGATTATACACATCGTCGATAATGTATGTTTCCGATTCTACTCCTCCAATTGGTATGGTTATATTATGGTCTACGGTGACGTCTGGACCAGTCGTCCTAGCGTAACCTATTATATTAGAAACTAATGCGCTACCAACCGCCTCGCTGCTAGTAGCCTTGATGTGTATCTGGTCTCTAAATGGACCATCAGTTTGGTCATATTTAACAAACAATACATTAAGCGTTATCAAATTTTGTATTTTGGTAGACCCCGAAACAACCAAAGTGTCATCGGATATCAAAGTCAATGCAACCACATCCAGTTTTAAAATTTGGTTTGCTGCGTATGTAGTGGCAAAATATCTCCAAATCGATGCCGAATCGCTTTTATGAACTTCTGCCGCCCAAACTGTTGATGATACTTTAGTAATGCGTAACCAAAGAGGATATTGTCCAGCCTTGAATATAATTTGTATTATTGGACGTTTTGAAGAAATAAAGTCGGCTTGAGAAGCCCAAATATTCATAACATCGCGTACAGAACTCCAAGCGTATGAAAAATCTGCGTAATACACTTCTACAGATTCACCAACTGCTAAGTTTTGAGCTAACCAAGTTGATTTATCTCCGGAAAGTTGTTTCCTGTAAGTCTTGGAAAAATTGCTAACAAACGCATTAGTGTTATTTATTTGAGCTTGCGTTTTTCTGAAAGCCGAATCCACGCTGTCATTGTTGTTTATGGCGGAAACAGAAGAAGATGGGGAAAAATCAAGCGACAATTTAATTCCTGTCGCTTCTTTAAATTTGTTTATCCAGCGTTGAAACTTGGACACTATTATTAACAAAGAATCGTTTAATAATATGTCCGTCGCTTCTCCCGTTGCGACAAGAGATGGGACTGTCTTTGAATAAATCTCATTAGACGAAGTTTGATTATTAATTTCTTCAGCGGTCTTAGCTACAATACTTTGATAGTTAGAACCTATCGCTGTTGTATCTCGGGACACCAAATCCATGTCGGTATCATATTTTTCTTTAGATACAAATCCCCCCGCCTTATCTTTCCAAGAATCCAACGCCCATTTGAAATTGAAATACAATCCATTATTCCAAGATATCAAATTGCCTTGACCCTCCGATATCAGCTTAGATAATTTGTATTTTGCTAACGAAAATATCCCCTCGACTTTTGATTTACCGAAAATATACCCATCAGTAAAATCAAAGTCGACTTCATCAAATGTGAATATTAATTTCTTATTGGTTAAATCAAACACGCCTGCCAAATCATCAATCAGTAAATTAGATGACGTAACGTGGTATTGTATGTTAGTTCCTAAATCATCAACAACGATATTTCCTAATGCGTCTGTGTATTGAACCTTGGTGGTTGTAATTGCAACTGCTATCGCATTTAATTTATCTGTTATTCTATAATGAGCCCCCAATGACAACCCATCACCCGAAGCAAGATTAACTAACTCGCTGTATTGAATAACGGATATAATTTCTTGCTTCAAAACAATCCAATTCAAAAGAAAAAAATCATAAACTTTATGACATTTCTGAGAAGGGGTTGTGTCAAACCAAATTAATGTAGTATCTTCCGGAGCGTTAGCTCCTATATACAAACCTGAAGTATCAGCCATGATTTTTATTTTTAGCGAGTGTAAACGTAATCGGATCTGTCATTCCAAACCGAAATAAAATCCATTGTTGATTGCGCATATTCAACGATCGTCACAGTTCCAGTAACGGTAGTTTTTGATATCCTCCAACCTGCTCGAGATGGGTCTGTCCCTAGAGGTGCATACCCTTTATAAGTACCGCCCACTTGAACATCTACGATAGGTTCTGGCATGGTATCGCTCAAAAGTTGTACTATTGGTGCGTTAGTTTTTTGTACTTCCATCTTCTTCTTGTTTTAAAAAATTGTCAAATGCTTTTATAAATGAATTGTCTTCTGCTTTTTCTGAATCCTCGTCGTCGTTGTCGTATTCGCTACCTGAAGCGTCCTCGTCAACAACAGCTTCGTCAAATGGGTTATAAGTATCTTCTCCAGCTCCATTCATATTTGCTTGCTGTGTAGCCTGAGCGGCTTGTGTCTTAGCCGAAATATAAACTGCGTTTTCGATTATTTCACCTTCTTCGCCAATTGGTTCAAGTTCCCATTTCTCGCGGATTTCATTAATCTTCATGAAACTTCCAAGCTTCTTCACGTCCAAATCAACCTCTTCTGAAATGGTCATTCCATTTAACCCTACGAATTGGAACTCAAATTCGGGATTTACTTGTTCTACAATGTATTTGTTTATTTTACGTTGAAGAAATTTCAACAGCGGATATAACCCCTTATCCTTAGAATTTTTGAGACGTTCAGCTTGACTTCCTTCAAACATTCCTCCGCCACCCGATTTTGATATGTCCCACCCTATTTCAGTTGGGTCAATAGAATAAATGGCACATGCGAGTTTTATTAAGTATTCAATCCAAGCCGTATATTCCATATCCCGATTGTTCTTCTGCAAGTCAATCCAGTCTATGTCGCCTTCTACCACAGGAGTCTTCCAGCTTTGCATAACGCCCGTAATCATAGATTGCCATTGTTGCTTAAATTGTTGAAGAGACGCTTCGTTGACATTACCCTTAACACGCAACAACCCTTTAGGAGCCGAACCTTGTGAAAAGAACCTACGATTATACTCATCTCCCCACAACATGGAAGTAACTACATTTATCAATTCTTCAAGTTCTGAAGTGCCATACCCGTTTGCGTAAATACTAGACGAAGGATTACGTACACCGAAACACATTTCCCAAGGCAAAAATTCGCTTACTACTGCGTTTTGATATATTTGTACGTACGACGGTTTATAACCCTTTACCATCTGCCCTAGCATACGGTCTTGATTCGTAAAGGCAGTATTCCTTTTAAAGAAAACGTTTGTTGAATTATTGTCGAAGTAAGACTCAGCCATTCTGAAAGATGAAGCGTCCGTCGCCATAAATTGAGTAAGTTTCCCCCTTCGGTTACGGATGCACTCAAAAGTCATCTGGTCGTAAACTAATGAATCATCGACAGATTTTCGTATGAACGTATCAAAGTCATCGTGTTCCCAAGAATTAACTTCCCCGCAATTTAGAATAAAGTCAGTTATCGCATTAGCTATCCTTTTGTCCTTATCATCCATTTTAGAATTAACCCCAAACTTCGGTTTCTTGCGAATTACGAATCCCGTTGAATACTTGTCGGATTGAGGCTCGGCAAAATCAGCAATTTGATTCTTACGAGTTTTTATTATGGCGTTTATAATGGGAGCTTTTGACATCCGTTTCAGCGTGGTGTAAGATAGCGAAAACGGTTTATCCTTGAATCCTAACGAGCTTTGAAATTCGAGAGGGTCTACAAAGAAGGATTTTGAATCATCGGGTTGTTTAGGTTGTATAGACGCTAATGAATTAGCCGCCTTTATCATGTCGTCTGGATGGTCTGACTTTAACGCCTTTTCGAGCGTCCTCAGTTTTTTATAGTGTAAAAGCTGTTCCGCCTTTTCTATCGCTTCAATTTGTGTCGCTAATTTGCCAGCCATTTAGATAATTAAATTTAGTTTCATTATCTATATAACTGCTAAACCAATTTTAATTTTGCGAAGATCTTTATTTTCACAAATTACATATTTGTCAGTCAATGTTTCGTGAGTAGCCAACACCGCATCCTCAATATCGTATAATTCGGTATCATCATCAAAGCTACTGAAAGACTCAAATTCTTTTAGTTTTTCCCAAATAGAGTCAAACTCTTCAATGTCTTCAATGGTCATAGCGCTAAAATCTGAAAGAAATACCAAGTCTTTAACTTGCGTATCCATTTCTCCTGCTAACAACTGCAAGTCTATATCTAAATTAATAGTTTTATAATCGTTCCACTTCATGTCATTTACCGATTACGCCCGTTGATTGTGGTACAAATTTAGACCTTTGTTTGCCTTCTCCAATTGTCATTTTCCAATACTTTTGAAATTCACATAGCCACATCTCTATCTGATGCAATGTGATATTGCATTCCTTGTCTGTGTAGTATTTACCTTTATCTTTATTCCAATAGAGGTAAGGCATCGAACCGAACCTCTTCAGCTCAACTTCAGCTAAATCTCTAAGCATATAGATTCCTATTTTTTGAGCCTTCCCTTTTAAGTTAGGGAAAATTAACCGTATCCCCACGCTAGCGCCAGGACCGACATTGGTGTAATCGTCTTGAGTGAACTTCATGAACCTTCGATTTGTGTAGCGAAAGATGTAAGTAAAATCTTGATAAAATTCGTGCGCTATGAAATCAGCAACCCCAGGATATGACTTCAAATGTTTAATTATATCTTCCGGAGTTTTAGCGGTCAAAACTGTCTTTACTATGTTGTTGATATTTTTATGAAGCGTTGGGATTACAACTCGAGTATAACAATAATCGCGGGTGTGGTGAGGTGAGGCTTGTGAATTTATTAGATAAGCGTTGGTGAAAGGGTTGGCGTTGCAATCTCTTACTTCTTGTATTACTTCAGCAAAATCATCTTCATCAAAATCTTCCCAATTCTGGATACCCGCCTTCCAGCCGCGAGTCATTACCGCATATTCAAAAGTATTGGGATTGTTAAAATAGCGAAAGAACATTATCTTCCATATCAGGTTCCGGAGCGATAAACTATCATCCAGAATAATATTCTTGATTTGCCATTGTGAATTTTTATCCAACTCACGATAAACGTTTGTAAACTTTGATTCAGATAGTATCTTATTTTTAGTCCATGGCGCGGGAGTCTTGTCTATAAAACGTTTCTTCCATACATTTTGGCGCTCAAACATTACATTGAAAAACAATTCCAGATTTGGTCTATAAACTTCCAAATCTTCTTCAGGCAAAGAACTATGCCAACTATTTCTTTCAAACATACGCTATTTAATTTTTTCTTGACCTAATTATTAATTCTCTTTTTGCTTCGATATTGCCTTTGGAAAGAAGTTTTATTATTACTTCTTTCTTCAACTTAATAAATGGTCTTCTATAAGAATTAATTAATTTAGTATCGGACAATGTAAAATTACAAGTGTTTTTTATGCAGATTGGTTTGTTTGCAAAATGAACTGAAAACTCAGGTTGATATTTGTTACCGTGAAAACCGTGTATGACGAATAATATATCGCCCCATACGCTTTCATTCTTTACAATATCGCCCTCCTTAAAATACCCGTGAATTGACTCCATGCTATATGACTCTTTTTATTTTATAAAACTTTGAACTAAAAAGAAGAGCGAACTTCACAGCCCGCTCTCTCTCAATTGACAAATCTTAAATTTAACCAAATCACCCTATGAAATTATTTTCCAAACCCAAATGCAATAACCTGTCTTGGTGACAACTCGTAACTTGAAGTATCTTTTATTTCTTGAAGCAATTCGCAAGCCTTAATATCAGTCATGATATTACAAATCTTTGAAACCGTGTCGTTGTATTTTCTGCGCGTATCAGCTTCAGCTTTTGAGGCAGGGCAACAATTTGGTTTTGACTGTGCGTCGGTTACCGATAGGCTTTCAGCCACAGCGCCGCAATTTTCTTTTAAATTCGTGTCTTCCCAATCGTACACCTTGAAGGGAACTGACAGTTTCATGTCTTGTGTCCACCAAGGCGATACGTCTTTGGTAGGAGCTGCTCCGCAATCTTCAAGTAAAGTATTAGCAGCGGCGGTTTGAACGGCAAGGTCGGCATTTAAAGCGGGTAAAACCCCCGTATTAATCTGATCTTTTATTTCCTTGCCAGTTTTACTGAACTTTATACCACCGTCGTTCATTGCATACAGAATATCCGACTTCTCTACGTCGTCAACGGGTGCACCTTGAGTATCATCTTCGCTGACTGCCTTTTCAAAAGGGTTTTCGTCGACTTCTTCGACAACCTCAACCGCCTTTTCAATTTCGGCTTCGTCCACGTCGTCAACTGCTTTTTCAATGTCAACCTCAGCGGATTTTGCTAAATTAGATTCAGCGTCATCAGCTTTCAGCTGGTCTGAATTTGTAAAACCGTTGGCGATATGTAACCGCCGCGCTTGTTGCGCTTTTCTTATTTCGTCTCCTACGTTCATGGTTTTATGTTTTATCTGCGTTTTATTCTATATGATACTGAACCTGAATATTCGTTATCTTCGTAATCATCCCAATCGCCGTCCGATTTTCCTTTCTTCATCAAATCAGAAAAACTTGTAAACCCTCCTCCGAATGGATTCCACACAGAGGTTGTGTCTACCCAAAATCCTTTTGGCGGAGAAATTAAAGCTTTTGCGGCTGCCTTGCGAGTTGCATCCGCTACAGTTCCTCTTTTTGAATCATAAGACACGCCCAAGGCAACTATACCCTTGCCTACTTTCTCAGTATAAAATTGATAATTGTTATCGTTTTGTTTACTGTAGTGGTCATTTATGAGTTTTAATTCTTCTTTGGTAAATGGGTCGTCTGATTTAGGTTTATCGGCTTCTTTTGTTGGTTGCTTCTTGATAACGTCCGTATCCGTTTTTGGGGTTGGTTTTGTTGTAGTGCGATGCGATAATATCTCGGCTTCCCGCTTTTTCATTGATTCATATTTTTTAGCGGCAACTGGGTTTTTGGTTGCAAAGTCAGGAGCATTGACAGGATATTTTTTTCTATAATTAGCTATGTCAACTCTCAACCCTGTATATTCAATTTCTTCTTTATCCGAAGCTTGAGCTGGCTTGCCTCCGATAGCCTTATCATGATATTGTTTTGAAGACGGGTCGTCTCCGTTTCTATCATCGCTGTCGTCTTGTTTCCCCGCTGAGTGTGTCTTGTTATCAGGCATATGAACATAAGGTTTGTTTGGGTCTGCATTAGCAGCGGGTTTTGAACCCGTCTTAGCTGCATTTCGCCAATCGTACTTACCTGATGGAAGTTGAGTCCAAACCCATTTACCGTTGGGGTGAGCGTCTCCCACATTATGACCTTTTTCAATGTCGGTTTCTTCAGCCTTTTCGATGCGGTCTGAACTTGAAACCACGAACCCCTTCAAGATATTCATCTTGCGGTCGTTTTGCGCCCTTCTAATGTCGTCGTTTATGCTCATAATTATTTTAATAACATACCGTAAAATTGTTCTAATGTGAATGCCTTATTATAGTTGTAGTTTTCTTTTTGGTTATTCACATCATCCAACATATTTTCTAACAAGCTTTTCCCATTCTTCGTTTGATAGTCAGTATTGTTGTAGACTGAAAGGTTCAACCATGTCATTTTCAAATTGAATAACACCTGTCCTAAAACTACCTTTTCGTCTAACTTAGCATATTCAGAGAACCGCCCCGCTAACCATTGTGACATTTTTATCAGGTCTGGATTGTCATGTACAAATTGAGGATATGGCTTGATTGATGTTACGAATTTTTCAAACGCCTTCTTGCCGAACCCCTTCAAAAGTTTAGGTATATTGTCGGAAGTGTCTCCCAATATCACCTTACCTAACAGAACCTGTATTGGGTCAATTTCGTTGACAGGTAAATTCATTTCAAAGTACCGCTCCCATTTATTCATATTTTCCGGAAGGCACGTCATCATTAACCGATTGGAAGCGTTGCAAAAGCAAGATACATTTTTAGTGCACATTTGAGTTATATCTGAATCGCCTGTAACGATTACCAATTCTTCGTCCAATATGTAACCGAAGTACAAACTCCAAACATAGAGAAGGTCATCACCTTCGGCTCCCCAAACTCGGCTCACGATTAACCCCTTCTTGCGAAGTAACGCTTCGAACTCATCCAACACTTGCAGAAACAACTTATAGAAGTCGTCGCGCACCTTTGTCAGAGCGTACTTATAATCGTCATATAAGGAATAACGCCAACTTGAGCTGTCAATTACGAACGCAACGCGGTCAATGTCCTTAAATCGGTTGAGAGTAAAGCACATATCGATTACGCACTTTCGCAATAAAACTTGTTGGTTTTCTTTAACAGATAAAACCGAGGACATATCTTGCCCTCGGTAATAAGTTGTAAATACGTTATAAACTTTGTGAAAAAGGAAATTTCCGTCAAATAGTATATTCATTTGAGCATTTTTATTTTGTTAATTTGGTCGTCCTTTGATTCTTTAACCGCTTTATTGATACTTGTATTCTTGCCGTCTTTAACTCCGTGCATGAATATGTTGTTAACCTTAACGTTGGTTTGACGCCCCTTATTCATTTTATATTTGGTAGCCACAAACTCATCAATCGCCGCATCATTGCGTAAAACCAGAGCCGTTACCTTACCTGCAAAAATGGCGTCTTGGGATTTATCTGCATTTGCTTCTTCTTGAAACTTGACATCAAGTCCGGAAACACAACCGCCAAGATAATGACGTAAATAAGTGTCGAGACCGATTGGCTTAAATTTGAAATCAATTGTGTCCTGATATAATTTGTATTTCAACTTTCCTAATTCCACGAACCGTTCGCAAAGCATGGTGTGTAACCATTTCACAGTTTCCATGTTTTGAGGCAGACCCAAAATCAACATACGCCTATCTTTGCGGTCGCCGTGAATAAAACACTTACAAAAATTCCATTTGCAACATACGTACATCAAGCGAAACTCCCAATCACCGCCTATGAATTTATACTTGTACCAAGAGTCCATGTTTTCTTCAACTCCAGCTTTTGGTTTATCCTTCAAATCGAGTTCATCGATTGACAGATTATAACTGAGTAATAAACGTTGAATGGCGGCTGCTGCGGCTGTCGCTTCGTTTTCATTACCCACCTTGATTGCACTTTCCTGAAGCTTGATGAGCTTGCGTAATTTGTTCTGAATTTGGTCAATTTGATTTACAGTTTCCATTTATTTGTCATTTTATGGATTAATACTATTTGGATTACGATACAAAGATATCGCTTTATTTGAATACTACCTAATGTTTTATTGATTATTTTTCGCTTAGAGCCAAGATTTAACTATTCGCATTTAAAATCGGTTACAAATCCTAAATAATGTTTTGCCCGCGTATATGCCACATAAACCAGATTTCGTTCTTGTTCTGCCATCCAAGGAATTTTCATACAATGTTTCAAGTACATTTTATCTTCACATATGATAAACACCTTATCAGATTCGAGCCCTTTGGATTTATGAATGGTTGACAAACATATACCGTTTTTATTGTCGTCTTTGAAAATGGTTTCAATGCGCGAAATAACTTCATTGACAGTTGTCAACCCTTGCGACAATATATCAATCACCTTTAGTTTGTCTGAATAATTCTTGTACATATCCGACTCCATAGCCTCAGCCTGAGTGCAAGATGTTTTAGCTATTACCTTGCCAATGATTCTTGATAACTCCTTGCTCAAAACGTCTTGAACATCGGCTATCTGTTTACGGTTTGTTTTCTTTATCATGTTGATAAGGTTAGTTCCAATATCGCGACCCTTAACGTATGCTTTTGTGCCTTCGCTGATATACTTCATACACAAACTAACAAGCGGAGCGGTAACTCGGCAAAGAACCATATCGCCATCCTTTATATCTGCCGTTTTAGCGTCGCGGTCTACTATCCCAACGGGAGCATTATCGCGTGCTAATATCTGTGGTACTATGCCTTTTGCTAAATCTATGATTGATGAATCGCAGCGGTAACATATTGATAATGGCATTTTAGCGGTGTGCGGAGTATTTTTAAGTAGGTTGAAGCTTTCAACATCGGCTCCAGCAAAACCGTAAATTGCTTGGCGTGGGTCGCCTACCGCTATAAATCTTCCCGTTACTGGTTTTACGCATTGCAAAAACATTTCGCGTTGAGCCGAATTAAGATCTTGGCATTCGTCAATAAATACCCAATCAAACTTTGGCATGCGTAACTGCTTTACGTTGGGGAAATAAATCATGTCGGTAAAATCTATGACGTTGGTTTCTGATTCGCCCCAGGATATAACTTGCATTGCGGCTGCGCATTCGTTATCCACTATATCCAAATCATGTTTTTCAGCTAAATCAGCCAATTGGTATTCTGACTTACATAAGCTTGAACGACCGAGATCGGCAAGCTTGGCAATATTTGAACGATACTGTCCTTGAGCTTCAAACGATATGGAAACATTTGGGCGAATTGCCCCGTATTTAACCGCGTTATTGATATAAGTAGTATATTTGTCGCCCTGAATTTGTGACTTGAAAGTCTTCATTATTGCCGAAGCTCCAAGGGAATGTAAGGTACGTACATCAACATTTGGCAGATTACCTACTTTTATTTTCAGTTCCTCAACAATAGCTTTATTGAAAGCCAAGAACAACACGGATTGAGTAGATGGGATAAGTTTTAAAGCGTTTACAATTGTGGTGGATTTTCCGGAACCTGCGACTGCGTCTATGACCGCATTGCCTTTACCTACTTGAACGTATGTGTAAACGGCTTTCTGATAACGGGAGGGAGTTTGAGTTGACATGACTGTTTTGTTTTTACGATTATGGTATAAAGATATCGCTTTATTTAATACGCTCAAAACTTTTTGCCAATTATTTTTGGTTGGAGCCAAAGATTTAACGTTTGTTGCTAATAATTCATGATAAGGTTGTTTTCATTGGCTAATCTCAACAAATAGTCTTCAGACATCGAGCAATAACAAAATGCAACATTTATGCCTTTAGCTTTAGCTGCTTTATGGTATGCCTTGCTGAATGTCTTAAACCTTTTATCTTGCGCATAAAAAGCATAATCATTTACCGCTATCCAATACCAGCGAAGTGAGCCGTCGGGATAGTAGTCTTCATGCGCTATACAAATAACGCCTTCCTTGAGGCTTTCTATTTTTTGTAGAATGCTCAAAAGGAAGGCTTCTTTATTTATTTTAGTTATCGACATTTTCTTTCAACGCTCGCTATCGTATCATGAATTGCACCGCCGTGGGAGAATAAACATATTTTTTCCACTTCGAACCCTCTATTGACGCCGAACGTATTTGAATGATATCCGAAAGTAATTACTTTCCCGCCCATTTTTAAAACATTCGACACTTCGTCTTTAAGTTGCCTAAATGGACTACATCTCATTCCTTTGTACATTTCCATACTTTTGCGATAGGCATATGGCGGGTCAAGCAAAATGGTGTCAAATTTTTCTCCTTCCCATGTTCTTAAAAATTCGACCGCATCTAAATTATAATCCGCTAATGATTCAACGTCTAAATCATTCCTTATTTCGTCAATCTCTAATTTAGTTATGCCGGCAAAAAGATTTAAAGTTTTCCCTTCACAATTCTTCTCTACCCAACTTCTTATGGGTTTAACAGAAAATGTATATCTGTGAAGAGGACATTTGATATAATCGAAATCTGGAATTTCTTGAACCGTCTTTTTCATTATTTCGAATAATTTGCGTCGCCCTCGCTCAAATTGGGAGCACCATAACCTGAATCCCCAAACCCTTTTGCTCCACGAGCTGTTTCGTCAAGTTTTTCTACGACTACGAAATCACCTTGTATAACTTTGTCTACAATTACCATTTGTGCTATGCGGTCACCATCATGTACGCCGTACATTATTTCACCAGAGTTGTAAATTATTACCCCAACTTCACCGCGATAATCAGCGTCAATTGTTCCTGGTGCATTTAATACCGTAATTCCATTTTTCAGAGCCAACCCGCTACGAGGGCGAATTTGAGCTTCACAGTCGTCCGGAAGTTCAAGAAATACGCCAGTACCTATCAAAGCACGTGTATGCGGAGGAATGTGAATGGTAGGTTGTCTGTCTTCAGGAGTTGTGAAATCTGTAATGTGAGCAAATAAATCAGCCCCTGCTGAATTTTCTGTAGCGTACCAAGGAGCCTGAGCCCCCGTTGCTAATTTGATATTAATCGTTCGTTTGTTCATCTTGCTGATACGGTGCGTTTAAAATATGTATTTGTATAATTCTTACTCCTAATTTTTGGGCGATAAGGTATTCTTCTTTCACCCCGTCAATTTGAGCTCCTATGAAGAATGCCGTTCCTTTCAGTTTTGCTAAATTTTCGAGCATAGTCCAACGGTCACGCAAGATTGATTCTTCTTTTTCGCTTTCACGATACGCAACATCGCCTTCTGTTGTTCTATACCAACAAATCCTTTTGAAGGGATTTATTTGTCTTAAAAAATCCAAAACTTCGGTAGTCCAACCGCGTTGCTCTACTACAATTCTTGGTAAGAAACAATGATGCAGAACGTCATCGGTTTCTTTAACCAAACTTTCAGTCATCAACAATATATCAAAAGCTTCCTTGATTTGCTCAAGAGTTTGCCCTTTCAATGTGAAGTGTACTGAATAGTCCTTAAATGCAATTAACCCATTTTTCATAACTACAATTTTTTATATTTTATTTTTAAATCCAGCCGCCCGAATTTTTCGACCACGGTGCAGTTTAATGGATAACGTTGGACCATTATTTCATTATACTCCAAGTCTTTTTTGTCTCGATAAAAATCGGAAAAACCGCCGCTATTAGCTACCATTGTATGGTCGTATGCAAACGTGTTAAAACGCATTACAATTTTGTCGGCATAAATGTTCTTCAACGTGAAGTCCATGTCCTCTTTGCATTTCAACGTTTCGTCGTACCAAATATCGGTCTTGGAGTTTATTAATGTAATAGTCCCCACGAAACAATTAAAAGCATACGGGTTTTTTGAACTCCACACGAATTGGCGCATGCCGAGGGTCGCTATGTCGAACGATAAGTCTTGAGCCTCATATTCTAGTAACGATAGATATTCAAGAGTAGGTTTCCGGTTAGAATTATTGGTAAGGCGACTCGTAACTTGATCTAAGATATCAAACTTTATAATGTCGTCGTCAATCATCATTAACAGTTCACCGCGATACCGCCTTTTTATGAAATTCCGGACATAAGATATCCCCATATCGTTTTTAGGCAATACGAGGATATTTTGTTTTTCATGCCCCCCTTTTAGGTATAGCTCAAAATCTTGAGGTTCTACTACTACTGTGTATTTGATACCCTGAAGCAGACTGAATGTCTTTCCGTTGGGTCTGTTCTTTGAGGGAATGTATATGTCCATTTTGTTGTGCGATTTTACTTAATAACGTTGTTTACTCTTCAACCTCTTCGACCTTAGTTTCGTCAACTTCAGTTTTTGCCTTTTCGAGCAATGAATCACTTTGTTCAAATCCGAAGCCTTTCATTATGGCTTGTTTGCGAGCTTCTTGCTCTTGTTTAATGTCTTCTCCTGCGTACATAATTTTATTTGTTAAGTTTATATTTTTCAGCGGCTTTATCTACCGCATATTTGAATCCTTCAATCACTGGTAATAACGTTGGGTCTATTGTCACTAATAACTTTTCTAATGCGATACGTTTTGATTTTACGCTCGCTCTATATGCCTCAAATTCTTCGTGTGTCATACAAAGTTTGCTTTATTTTTAGTTATAATATAATGGCTACGATTTGGACAATGTGTATTTAGGATTGATGGCGTGAACGAATATACGTCAGAATCGTTTTTTACTAAATCCCATCCATTTTCCCACATTGGCTTTAATGACATTGATGCTATTTCACCACACCCGCATAAACATTTATGTTGCGTACAACCATGTTCAATAGATACATAAATGGTGACTTTATTCATTTCATCATGCGGCGGTAATGGTTCGTTGCCTATGGTAAATTCAAATTTAACCTCAACACTTTTTATTGTTTTCATTTTACAAGAAATTAAATTTGAATCCCGTTGTCATTTTAGTAGCCCCTAATTTAGCAAGCCAAAAGCTTGAAGAAATATCATCATGTTCGCCTACGGACTCAAGCCCTTTCTCTGTAAATGCAACGCTACCAAGGTCGGTAAATATCAAGTCCTTCATGTCTTGTGAAAACTTGTCGCCTATCGGTATGTGAATCTTGTTACGTTCAAAATCCAAAGCCAATCCTGGCCAACCAGTCTTTAGGTCGTATTTATCAATCCCCGTGGTATGTCCTATAACTGGCAGCCCCGCCCTGTCAGATTCTTGCACAAATATTTGTTGGAATACGTTTTGTTCTAAAACCATTACATCTGGACGATACCTAACATTCAGCCCCCTCAAGATTTGCATTTGTTCATAAAAGCTTCGCCCCTTTTCGCGGTGCAACCAAAGCAACCAGCGCTCTCCCGTTTCGTCATCGACTCCCCACACGCTAAATACAGTATAATCCGCGCCGACAGAAGATGATATAGAGAAGTCACAGCCAACCACTACCTTGCTGAACTTCATTGGGAAATCGTCCCTATTCTTTACCAACGTGTAGTTCTCCATACGAACCAAAGAACGTATCAAAATCGACATTGGGAAGATTGAAGCTTCATTCGTAATTGGGCGACAAAGGTTTTCCCTTGAGAAAATAATGTTCCCTTGAGATTCCTTTTTGTCCATCAGGTCTTTGAAGTTCCACCTATGTGGCCAAAGTATTCTTCCGTCAGGGAATATGGCTGGATATTCAATAACGAACCAACCTTTCTTTGTTTTTAAATCCCCGTATAAATCGCTACTATGGAATGGTGTTCCAACTACTACAATTTGCCCACCAGGAACAAGCATGTTCATAATTACTGAATGGAAGTAGTCAATACCCTTGGTACGTTGAAGCGAACTATATATCACATTATCTTTTAATCCGTCATCTACCACAATCCAATACGGGTGTGCCCCGCGGACAGATGACCCGAACCCTTTTACCGTTAAACGAGCTCCGTTTCGACATACGATATTAGTATTGGCCCAACCGCCGTTGTTAGTCTTAGGCATTAACCGTTCGTTCAATATGTCGTTTCCTTCAATAGTCCCCTTTAGGATTTCAAGAAGGTCGATGCCTTGTTGCAATGAGAATGAGAATATAAACCCACGGTTGGAGTTTGAAAGCGAAGGTCTAGCTGAATATGCCCCCGATTTAGGCTTTCTGTATTTGTATAACTGCCAAGCAGCGTATGCATTTGAAAAGTAATAAGATTTTCCGTGGTCACGCGCCGCTTCTACGCATATCTTTCGGTGACGCTGAACGAGGTCTCCCCATTCAAGATGATGCCAAGACATTTGAAAATCTGGCATTACAGAAGTAATGAAATAACTAAGACTTGAGTTTCTTAATGTTTCTTCAATCGACTCGGAAAGTCTTTGTGTGTATTTAGGGCTGAAATCAATTTCGCCCTGCCCCGTATAAAGAACCCCATAGGCATCCTTCATCAAGTTGTCAAGTACAAAATCTAAATCTCCGGAAGACCCCTGAAGTAACTCATCAAGCCCTCGGTCGTCCATCCCGTTTATAATTTCATCAACTATCCCTAAACATTCCATGCGGTGCATGGGCGATTGCAATAAAGTTTGTCCAATGTCAAGTACCATATACGATTTTGATTAAAATAAAAAAGGTTACGAAATTTCTTCCGTAACCCCCTTATAACTGGTCAAAACTCTTAGTATTCGATACTGAACTTTCTTTTCACGTCTTTCATCAATTGAGCTGTTAAATCCAATTGTTTCATGACATCTGGCTCAACTTGCCCTACAATTGTCCTGAATCTTGTTTCGTTAAACTTAAGAGCTTCACAAGAGGCAAACACATCTTTCCTCACGGCATCAATAGCTACTTTAGGGTCTGCGTTGAACTTAAACTCGTGATGTCCTTTTGTGAATGTAATAAACCCAAATACACTTAATAAATTGAGCACCTCAGCTGTTTTGGAATGTGTCAAGGTTGTTTTTCTTACCACTTCAGTTTCGGTGTGTATTAATCCGACAGGGTCAATAATATTAGCAGGAGTTATCAGAACAAACAATTTTTTGCAATGTTCTTCAGCTTGTTTGAAATTGTTTACATCCCCAACAAACTCTTCCATAGTTTTAGCGCGGCTTTCAGATAACGCAGCTTTCGCTTCACGCTCAGCCAATACCTTAAAATCTTCTTCGGTCAATATAACTATGGTCATGCCTGTCTTTTCAGCTTGCTTTTTTACCATGTCCATTAACTTGACGTTTTCGGTATAAATGAAAACAATCTTTTCTTCTTCAGTTAATTTAGGTTTTGCAGGTCTCTTCAATCTCGCTGGCGTTAAACATTCCAAAGTTGCGTCCGTTATCACAGAATGGTCTTCGCTTTCAACTCCAAGGTCAACTCCCAAAACCATAACTTCTTTCACATCACCAACGGGTAATTCAGAACCCATTATGATTTTCCCAGCAATTTTGCCAGCTCCTAATACCAAATCATTTGCATGTTCGGTGTTAATTTCTACACCAGCGGCTAAATAATTTTCAGCTTCTTTGTCTTCAGCGGTGGAGGTTGCGTCCGCCGTACATCCATTACAACTACTGTAAATGCAACCTAAACATTGTCCGTCACACTCATTACCTGCTGAATCGTGATGAGTCGCAACAGGTCTCGTTACTTGTACTAATTCTTCTTCTAATCCTTTCATTATTTTAGTTTTGATATGTTTTCATTTAAAAAATTTAACAATAATTCTGATGTTTGGAAAAGCTCCTTTGAATCAAACACTTGTTTTTCTGTAACGGCACCTGAAAACGGATTAATGAAACGTACTTTGTGCACAAAATTACCAACTTTAGCTTTTTCAACGGCAAAAACTTCAGCTTGGCAAATACAGTGTGAGTAACCGTCAACAAACAAAAAGTAACAAACATCATCTATTTGGTATTGTTCTTTTTTATTGAAAACGATCGGCGCTAACTTTCTTATTTCAATATCCTTAAAAACTTTGTTATTTTCAAGATAACGCACAGGAAACTTTTGTATTCTTCTTTGAGTTTCAAAAATGCCGCTGCAAATATCACCTAATAGGAAAGATGAGTCCAAAGAACGATAATGGGTTTTGACAGACGACTTCCGTGTTCGTTTAGCGTGAAATTCAAATATTTTGTTTTCTTCCAAAAACACAAATAACGCTGGAATAAACTGCGGCTTTAACTCGAACTTTTCAGCTAATTTGTATATGGAATTGGATTCTATTAAGACCCATTTACCTTTTGACAAACTATACATTTCTTTCAGTACCCTTTCAATCAATGGTACGGTTTCTTCTTTTTCAATTTTCATGATACGATTTTATTTTTACGATTTATTATTTTGCACATTTAAACTCAAAAAAATCTGCCCCCTTTTCCCTTTGTTTTATTTCAGTTGAGGAAGTTGAACCTTTATTGGAACGCATCTTCTTTACAAAATACCTAAACAACTCCGCGGTAGCCATAACATCATTCATAGCTCCGTGAGCGTCAGTAAGCTTTATTCCGGCAAATTCACAACAAGCATTCAGGTTTATTTTCTCTTCGCCCGTTAAACACCAAACCGCTTTAGACAGTTTCATTGTGTCAATAGCTTCTTCGTATATGAACGAGTAAAGATTTAATTTATGTAGGTTAAGAGCATACGATAAAAAACCATTATCAAATCCCACATTGTGGCCAACTGGAACTAACCGCCCGCGTTCAGAACTATTGCCCGAAGCGTTATGCATTTTAAAGAACTGAGAGAACGTTTCGTCGAATTGCTTTACCGTTATACCAGAATTAATGTCCGACATGCTTACCATCGTCTTATCAAGCGATTTTTGTGTAATCTTAAGACCCTCGTACGGCTTAACGAAAGTTTCCCATTGGTCTACGACTTTCAATGTCTTGAAGTCTAATACTTGACAAGCGAACTGGGTGATTGGATTTTCAGTTTCTTCCAGCCCCCCAGTTTCACAATCATAAACAACGTAATTTGATTTATGCATTTTCTTCCTTAAAAAGCGGTTCAGTTTTCTTTACTAACTCTGACGTCTTTTCGAAGTTATCTACGTCATGACGTTTACCAAAAGTGTAATTACTGAACTGAATAGCTTGCCAAATTAATTGTTTTTGGTCAGCGGTAAAGATTAATCCTAATAAGAATTTTTTAAATTTCATGATTTCTAATTGTTAATTGTTTGTAATTGGGTTTCGACAGTTTTACGTACTTGTTCAAATTTTGTTGAGCCTTCTTGAACCCCGCGCTTGTAAATGTTTTCCAGCACCTCGTCGATGCTCGCTTCAGTCTTTAGACATAGCGCTTCAGCTATCTTTGTACGCATCATAATAGTGTGGTCGTTTAAGGGAGCGGGAGTAACATCAAGAATTTTTTCAGTCTGATGCATTACAAGTTCAATTTGCGCCATCTTTTCTAATTCCAAATCCGCTTTTGCGGTTGTGCGAACTTCTTCAAGTGAGTTCCAAATAATTTGGCGTTGCGTGGGATTCAACAATGTGCTTAACAAAAATCTTTCAAGTTTCATTTCTTAATTGTTTTTATACTTGTTACTAATTCAAAATTACACCATAATTCGCTATAATCTACGTCCCATTTACCGTCTGTACTTTTACGAAGTACTCTAACATACTTCTTCAAAAAATCTTTAGGTTCTAATATTGTAGATGTTTGTTCTGGGTGTACTTTAACCATTTCGCCCGATTTCCAAGGCATCAATAAATGTTTATTCCAATCCGTCTTTTCAGGTTCAGAATTTACAATTAAAAACTTAGGTAATAATTCAATTTTCAAGATAGGATTCATAATAATACATTTTATACTATTAGTAACGTTGGGGCATAAAAAAAGCTTGGAAAAGTTCAACCTTAGCCCAAGCTTTTAATACATTTTACAACTTTTCTTTTTTGTTAGTGCTTAACAATAAAACCGCAGGAAATTCCGGTCGGCTACATTGTCTTTGGCAGCGCTTATCATATGGGTCTGTAGTACTGGATTAAAGTTTTGATTACAAATATACCCGATATTATTTAGCTTAACTTTTTGATTTATATAATTAATTGCGATGTAGCTTTGCCAACCAACGTCTCTATTCCTTATCAGGTAAACAGCCGTCGCTCGCTGACTTCTTATTACTGATTCTACCATTACCCCCGCTTGAACGGACGGGTTGATAAACATCACTTGCAACTTGCCGGAAATCGTTACTGCTACTAAATTAATTGGCTGAACTATCTGTCCTACAATGTAGGCGTTCGACTCAATTTTCTGATTGCCCCCGCTTTCGAAGGCATTTGCCGCGACCGTGAACAGTAGCATGCAAAAGATAAAACCCAATAGTCTTTTCATAAATGCTTTGTTTTGTTAATACTAATTTTTAAAAACTCAATAGGACTTACTAATACTTGGAAATGTTAAACCAGTTTCTTCATTGTTGAAGTAGGCTGGAACTTAATAGTTTTTGATTCCGGAATTTCCAGCGCTGCTCCTGTTAAAGGATTACGTCCTGTCCGTGCTGGATTTGTTTTTTGTTTAAAGATACCCAAACCAGGAAGGTTAACTGAATCACCACCGTCCCGAACTTCAGACGTAATAATTTCTGGCATTGCGTCAACCATTTTTTCTACGTCACCTTTACTCAAACCAGTTTTAGCTGCGATAGCTACTACAAAATCATACTTTTTCATTCTTTTCAATTTTTAAAATTTAACAATTACATTTTAATTATATTGAACCCCGACTCTTCAAGTTTAGAAAGCAAGGATTCATACTTCATATCTCTTAACTCTGGGGTAGAATACCAAACAGAAATATCAACTCTTTTCACAAACGACGAGGGCAAAACTCCCTTGTTTATTGTTATACCGTATTCCCAATGAGCTGACGGTTTCTCAACAAAACGAATATCAATGTCTATGGATTGTATGTCGAAAATATTGATAACAACTCCCGTTTCCAATGCTAACATTGATTTCTTGTAACGGTCTCCTTCCTCATCTTCTTCCTCGTCTTCTTCATCCAAGAAAGTTTTGACTTTGTCGCCCTTAACTTCCTTCCAATTCTTGCTTTCGAATAACGGCTTTCCGCCTTCTTCGGGTATATTGCTATTCTTTACATTCATATTCTTTTCCTTCTAATCTAGCTTTTAAAATTTGCTCTATGCGTGCCCGTCCTCGGTCTTTTACGGCTTGAATGGTTAGTAGTTGCGACGGCGATTCATTGATCCGATACGCCCCGTATTTCCATGTTTCCAGATAACCAGCATTTGTTAAATACCCCCGATAAGTGTCAACGGTTGTCAACCCCTTGTCAGAGTCGTTGAACGCAATACCTCTATTCCGGACATTGTTCAAAAGATGCTGTCGGGTTATGATATTCCCTGCCCCGACGGAGCGTATGTGCTCTATAACTGTTAACCATAATGTTTCCCCGCCTTTCATCTACCCAATTGTATTTTACGTTGTACTTTGATGAACGACATAGCAGCTCCCCAAGCTTGGTCCGATATTAGTTGCACGCTATTTCCCAAAGCCCATACGTGAGTTGTTATTTCTGAAGTGCAATCTTGAATTGCGTATCTAACTTGACGCTTTACAAGTTGCACTTCTATCGTAAAATTATAATCGTTAATTCGTATTACCAAATATTTTAGATTATCTTTATTGTAACCGCCGTTGATTGGGTGATCGTACACTTTCCCTGTGACAAAATGAACTCCCCAAACATCATCTATTGAACGAATATGCCTGCATAATTCATCATTAACATCTTTGGTAGGAACTAATGCCACGAAGTTAGGATCCGGCAACCAGTCAGAAATACCTTTGAACATATAATTTGGAATTATAACCTTGCCGTGGGTAAAGAGCTGGTCTTTTAAACGGTTGCGTTCTTTGTCAACTTGCAAAGCATGGTTAGCAGAAGCTGACATATCTACCCCCCTTTGTATTGCTATTGCTTCTGATTCTTCAAATTTTGAAACTAATAAATGTATCAACTTGCTTTGGTTAACAAGTATCTGGTCTGAGGCTTTTATTTCATGCCGGAGTATCCAGCTGGCCAATTGATTTACGATTTTCATTTACGGTTTTATTTATGATTTCTATTTGTACATTGCTAAGAGAACGACTTGCCGGATGAGGCACGAATATCATCGGTCGGTTTAAAGCGGTTATTGTATCAAGATACCTGTTAACAGTTTCCTTTGCTTGATTACCGCAAACTAATATCATATCAAACTTGCCTAGCTTCAAGATAACCTTTTCAAAATGTTCATAGTTCGGTTTTGGCTTGCCTTTTGCAGTGATTGTCATTTCGTTTGTGGTGTTGCAAAAGAAAGCTTGATTATCTTCGCCTATCATTTTCTGAATTGTCCTTGCGCTCTTGTTGTGAGGGTTTGGGATAAATACCGTTGGCAAGTCTCTATCTCCCCAAGCGTTCTGAAGTATGCAAATTATTTTCATATCTGGTTAGTTTTATTTTACAAGAAACATTCAGCAGAGTCGAGGGTTTTCTTTGTTCCTTAGCGCGCTCCCCATTTCGAACCTACGACGCAGTAAAAGTGCGACATTGGTTCTGTTATCTTGCAAACTCCTCTGCTGAATGTTTAATATCTTTCTGTCGGTATGAATAACGTTGGGGAGTCGGGGAAGGTATTTCATCAACGAAAGATACAAGTTTCCTCTGGACTCCTTCAAAATCTTCCAATCTTCTATTCTTTGTTTCTCTCCTCTCGTATACGCAGGCTCGCTTCGCTCGCTTTAACCCCCTTTAAATCCCCCTTGCTCCAATGCCATCTATCAAACAATTTTAAGCTGTTGTCAAAAGCATACGAACCTTGGTTTTGCATTAAGAATGATATCAATGTTTCATCCCTTGGATTGTTCGGCTTCAACGTTAAAGAAGTGCTTTCTCCAAAACAAACAACTTTCAGCGGCGAATTTTGTACTCTGAAAAATCCAGCTGATGTTGGCTTCAATTGAACTATTTTACCGCCCCTTTTAACAGGCATATCTTTGAATGCTATATCGCAATGGTTCACAATATCGGGGAATATGACAGGGAAGGTGAAACCAACGGTCTCAAAAACAATGTATTTCATATTGTATGCTTGCTAAATGATTATTAATACAGGTTGATACATTTTACCGCATTCGGGATTAAAATTGCTTACCATCGTTAGGTTCGCCTTGGGATTGCGCTCTTAGAGCGGTTATAATATACATCTTCCCGTCAGATTCATTCTTTTCAACTTTTATATTATTAACCCTGAAAAGTGTATCTATGGATATGTCAAAGTTAGAATCCCAAAGCTTTTGATTATACATAATGTAAAACGTATGTTCATACCCGCGTGACTTACTCATAGAGCGGGTGAACGTAACATTTTTCATATGCGTCGGAAGTATGCTTTTAATCTTGTTCTTGATCTTTTCAAACTCTTCATAACTCAAAGTATTGAAGTCTGCATTCCGGAGAGCGTTAACCGCTTTAACAAAGCCAGTGGCATTAAATGTATTGCTTTTCATTATCGTTTTAATATGTTTTTAATAAATTTGGCTAACTTGCTAGCTGGGTAGTTTAGTAGATACAATCCCAACATTGAGCCGAACAATATAAAGCCGTATAATAATACGGTCAAAGTTTCTTTTTTCATGCTTTATAATGTATTTTGTAAGTTCCATAATCTTTGGTGACCAATAGACCGTATGTTTCTTCAGGAGTCCAAAAGTAAGCGGCGGTGGGAGTTACGTTAGACATTATCCAACCAGATCCCTTGTACTCGCTGTTTAGAGATGCATTTCTCTTTTCCATACGATAAAAATTACTAATTCTGAACTCTTTCAAAATAGCAAATGCGACTCCTATTTCTTCTTCTTTGATTTGCGCAAAAACAGATTCAAAATCTGACTTGAACTCTTTATATTCAAAGCGGCTGGTTTGCGGTTCGTTATTCGTGTTTCTTCTTTTTATCCCAATGTCAACTTTTTGGAATTGTTGATTTTGGGTAGTTCCTAAAATAGTATATCCCATTTCATTGCAAATAGTTCTGACTCCTTCCGCTTGTTTGTCTAATCCTATTACATCTACCGAAATAAAACACCAAACGTATTTGGCTAAAAATTCTTCTTTTGTCATTTGTATAAGTCTATTACCATTGTTCTATGGTCGTTAATACCTTTGTTATCTGTGTTAGGGTGGTACGTTGGGTCTATTGATACTACTACAACCCTCTTGCATTTATACGGAAGTTTGATTTGCTTCCAATTCCCATTCAAAACATAATTAATATGTAAATCAAACACCTCGTGTTTGACAAGTTTGCCGCTGTGATAAACATATTCATTTTCACCTCGGCTGTGAAGCGGAACGACTATTCTTTTTACACGCTCAACTGAAAGTGAAAGATTCACTTCAAACTCCAATCCTGCAAATCTAATTGTTTTCATTATTTCTTGTAGTGAATTGATTCAATAAAAAATATGTCTAAATCTTCCACCTTATAAAGCGGATGTCCTTCTATCCAAATTTTCTTTACTTCATCGTGCAACAACGTTGGTGTTGATAATTTATCAATGTCCCTTGGCAGCTCTATTTCAATTTGTACGTTACCTTGAAAGAATATTTTTTGTTGCACTCTGAAATTCATTAATACTTTCTCCATTACCGTTTCTTTTTACGCTCTTGTTTACGGCGATCTCGCCTTGATTCTTTACCACTTTTATAATTCAGACAATTAAAATTGCTTATAACCAATGATTCTCTTTCGATTAATCTTTCACATTTTTCTCGTATAGTTGCTTCCTCACGCGGTAACAATATTTGTTCTCCTTCGACAATGATTACATGATGAGTCTCATGAACTCTAGCTAACAACTCGGCTCTTGCCATTAAATCGGCGGAGCGACATCCAATAAGAACAATTCGTTTGCCATCAGTTATTTTCATCGTTTTTGTTTTTGCTGTACTTAATGTTATGAATTGCTGCAAACGATAATAGAGCTACGTAAAACAATACCGCCACTGTAATAGGTATGTAATTTTCTTCCATGATTAATTTTGACAAACGTAAAAAGCCATGTACTTGTACACCCATTGTTCAGGACAATTATTTACCGCTAATGCGTAATAATAAAATGGAGCGTGTGGGTTGAATCCTTTCACCATGATTACTCCATTGAAGAGGTTAATGACTCTTCAACTTCCTCCAAAGAGGACTCAACTGACTCAATAGCTTGAAATGCCACATCGAGATTTTCAACGGCTTGTTCTGAAGTTGAATAACGCTCCGAGCCTTGTAGGTTTTCCGGCACATTATCATAGTACTCTTGTTCTTCGTCTTTGATTCCTTCAACCATAGACTTAAACTCTTCAATTCTTTCCTTAATTCCAGTCAGCTCCTCAAGAGCTTTTTCGATTTGTTTTCTGCGAGTTTTATTCATGACTTTGTTATTTAATTGATTCTTGTAAAATTGCTATTGTATCTTCTATTTTGTGAACGGCAGAATAAAGTTTTTGGTTTACCGCTTTTTGCGCCATCGTAACTTCGTTATGTTTGTTACCGTTCAATGCTATCTTTACTTTTGTATCAACCTTTTCAACCGCCATAATGCGGTATATTATTATAGATGAATCTGACAACCTCTTAATTTCAGCTTCTATTGCCTTCTTGCTTCTTTCTAACATATAATTTTGTATTTCCCGTATAACTTATCTTCCAAAATTTCTTGGCTTTCTTTGTTAAGTGACGGAATTGTAGTTACTCCATTATTAATAACTTTGGAGAAACAATAACAATGCGCTGATACAATTTTGTACACCGTATGCAGCATAGAGCCGTCCTCTTGCTTTATAACGCGCAACCCGCAAACCTCGAAGTTTCCCATCTTTAAATGGCCACCGCTGGCAGTGTCTGTTAGTGTCAGCGGCTTGTTTAAACGGAGTAACCCGTATGTTGGTTTATTCACCTTATTTGGTCTTGATTAATTATTAATACGTTACCGACGATTATGTCGGCGAGTCCAGCCTTTTGAGCTATCATAGTCGCTTCTACGTTTTCGTCCAACCAGTTTACCTTACCTTCCTCGTTTAACACCATAATCTTTTGCTCCGGCAGGTAAACCACTTCTATGTAACCTTCAACGAATTTCTGAAGTTCTTCCAATGTGAAGTAACTTCCATTTTGTGGTTCAACTTCGACGGAAGTACCGTCTACTCGTATATGCCTTGCCATATTACTTGTAGATTTTATTGTGTTGGTCTTGATAATACTGACATTCCAATTTGTCTTTGGTCAAATTAACAGCGAAAGGAGCGGAGTAGTTTGAACTGGCCAATACAAGATAGCGCATA